TTCCTACCCCTGCGGCGCGATGCCCATATGAGTACGACCACGAGGTTGAAGTAGAAGTGGAGAGTCCACGATGGGAAGTCTTTATCTCTACAGACTGGGCAGACATTACAGTCTACCCTCACGCACACAGTAAGGGCGAAGCGTTAGATATTGCTGAGTCTCTGATCGAAGATAGTCTAAGACTTGACAATGGGCACATGAGTACGGTACTATACAGTTACGAGGTTCGACCAATGCAAGACTCAATCAACTAAAAAGGAAATGGAGAATCACAATGGCACATATGTTGGAAGAAGGACTAAATGGTGAGGTATCGTTCGCGTCATTCCGTGAACCGGCATGGCATAATCTTGGGACGGTATTCACTGAGGAAGTCGGCACATCAGAGATGTTGCGGCTCGCACACTTGGACAAGTGGAATGTGCGTACCGAATCTATCTCAGAGAATGTGTTACGGCACAATTTTGTGAGCGATGCTTACATGGTGGTGAGAGATAACCCGTTCAACCCTGAGCAGACTGATGTCCTGTCTGTTGTCGGGCAGAGGTATAAGACAGTGCAGAATGAGGATTTGTTCGCGTTTGGTGACAACATCCTTGATGGTGGTGGCCGTTGGGAAACAGCAGGTTCTATCAAGAATGGCAGGATGGTGTTTGGTTCGCTTGCGCTTGAGCGTGAGACAGTGCTTGACCCTCATGGTGTGGCAGATGTTGTGAAGTCTTATCTGTTGATTCACACGTCACATGATGGATCGACTGCTGTACAGGCTAGTGTCACCCCTGTCAGGGTGGTGTGTCAGAACACATTAAACCTTGCGTTGGGTAACGTGAAGCAGTCGTTTAAGATTAGGCACACTGCCACTGTGGACGGTAAGATTATGGCGGCACGCGAGGCTCTGGGTGTGGCTCACAAGTACATGGACGAGTTCGATGTGCTTGCTAGGGATATGATTCAGACCCAGATTAGTAAGGCTACGTTCGATAAGATCATCACTGCCGCTTACCCGAAGCCTCCTAAGGATGTGAAGGGTGCTGATGCTAAGTGGAGTACGAAGATTGAGACTGTTCAATCTATTTATCAGTCTCCTACGACTAGCATGATTGCCGGTACTGCTTGGGGTGCGTACAATGCGCTCACTGAGAGGCTTGATTGGTATCGTAAGGGACGTGGTGAGAATGCTGTGGAGAATGCTATGGCTGCTGCGTCAGGGTTCGATCCTGTGACTAACGCTGAGAAGAATCGTCTTCTTAACGTGGTCATGGCGTTTGCGTAAGGGTTGTGTCATCCTGAGCATGATGCTAAACTGCTCACCTCAACTACTAACGAAAGGAAATAGGATGATAGATTGGCATAAGACGTTGGAGCAAGACGGAGAGAGAGAGATTGACTGGACTAGGCTTATGTCGGAAGTCGATCAGGCTATCGAAGATGCCTACCTGCGTGGATACAATACGGGAGTCGCGCTAACAGAGCGTCGGAGGTCTAATGTCTAGTACATACTTTGCAAAGGACGGAAGTTACGGTAAGTCCTCGGGCATGATCGTAGTAGATACGGCAGAGTGGACAGAAGAGGACTGGGAACAAGTAGAGAACGCATACGACGATGAAAGAGTAGAGGTTGCTCATTCCGTACACCGCAAAGGTCGAAACGATGATGTCTAAGTATACAGTCCATTACACCATGCAACATAGATATGAAGCAGTTGTCTATGCCAACTCTCCTAAAGAAGCATACGACCATGTGCATGAGCAGTGTGGCAGCCATAAGTTTTTACATTTAGATTTAGAAATAGACGACTGTGAAGTGGAGGCAATAGAATGCGTAATTACATGATTGTTCTATACGTTCAAGACGTAGACGACTCTGCCGGTAGCCCAACGCTATGGAATTGGTCATCAGTTGCACCCTGTGTCGCTGTCCCTATGGCGTGTACTAGTGTACGCGATGACGATAGGGTCACGTTCGAGGATGCTTTGCTGATGGATAGATACACTACTAACTATATGCAATCTATCTATGATCTGATCGGAGAGAAATAGAACAGATGCTAGCGTGGATAATCAATAACATATGGTACATAATCGGAATCCCCGCAGCCATCTGGCTGTGCTGGGCAGCAGGCAACTAACAGAAAAGGTAACGTAATGACTGAGGACATGAAGAAAAATGGCGAGGCTATCGTTGCGCTCGCACGTAAACTGTACCTACACTACTGTGAAGAGAAGGCTTTTAACGCACGACAGTACCCTTGGTCGCCCCTGTGGGCAATGGAGTATGCGCAGATTGCCGTGAACGCTTACGGGTTTGATGACGAGGGGTACGATGATCTCCTTAAGGAGATTGCCCCATGAAATATCCTGAGTACACTGGCAGTGAAGCATGTGCAGAGATTGGGGTAGAGTTCTTCTACCTTGATGAACACTCTGGCACGCCAAGGAACATGCTAAAAATGTTTAAGGAAATGTGTATTCAATGCCCGATCTATGATGACTGTCTAGAGTGGGCTGTGCGCCACGAGAAGCATGGTCTATGGGCAGGCACGACACCACGGACGAGAAGTAACATGCGCTATAATCGTGGTATCATGATCGAATCCCCAGAGTACTGGGTGTTTCAAGATAGGAGCGCGTCATGATCTGTAGTAAATGCAGGACTGGCGGTACGTGGAATCAGGCATGGCGCGATACACAGTCTGATTCAGCGTTGAAGATTGCTTTAAGGTTTCACACTGATTGTGTTGGTGACTGCTGTTGCCAACATGCTGTTGGTGTGGATTCTCTTAATGCGTTCAAGTGAATAAAGATCGGAAGGTGTGGGTGGAGGCTATCCATGCTATGCCGACTGAGGGGCCAGACTACAGGTGGGCTGGGCCTACAGAAGTGTGCTTGTGTGGCTGTGATTTGTTCGCGGCTGTTGTCGCGTTCGAGGATGGTGAAGTGAGCGCGTACTTTATGGATATGAAATGCTTGTCGTGTGGTGCGCTTGTTCTTGCACCATGCGATGTAGAAGATGACAACTATCAGGAGGATTAGAATGAGTGCAAGAGTTGATACTTACGCTGACGTAGTTATCTGCCTAGATGATACACCTTCACTGTTTGCAGGGGCTGAGATTGAGTCCCCTATGACTGTGGCTGATGTAAAGTATTGGCTTAAGCAGGTAGAGGCATTGGGCTTTGGTGATGGATTGACACTTACGGAATGTAAACTTGCCGTTGAGGTTCACTCTCATAACCTTGCTTTGAGTAAGCACACTGCTAAGGTTGATATGCTTAACACGGAGGCCGTCTGATGTTGATTGCCGATATCTTCTTCGCGTCTGCTGTCATGCTAGGGTTTCAGACGGATGAGCCAGTGTGCCACAATAAACTGGCTGTTGAATTGTCTAATGCAGGATGGAGAGGGGAAGATAACCGTATTGCTTGGGCTATAGTGAACCGTGAATCAAATAATAAACCGGCTATGATCAGTGATGATGGTGGCTATGGTTTGTTTCAGATTCAAGAATCAGTATGGTCTGCCCGCCGATGGTGGGATTGGGATACGGTATTGACCCGTGAAGGAAATATCGGTATGGCCCGCGCACTGTGGGAGAGATCAGGGTGGTCCCCTTGGGGACTAGACAAGGATGGTAACTTTGATTTCAGTTCCTACAGTGCGTGGTCTGACGGCCAACGGTGGTCGTGGATTGTTGAACCTTATCTGCGTTACTACTACAAGTATCCTTGCGAGGGGTAATGAGTGAACAGGAAAGTTATGTGCGCTGTGAGCGTTGCGGCGGGTCTGGTGGTAGGGTTGCATATGGTTGGACGCTACTATGTAAGTCGTGTATCAATGATGACATGAAGGAGTGGGAATGAATAAAGAAATGGCTATCGCTATGGATCAGTGGGTTACTACCCAGCCGGAGGCTAAGGATTGTGAACAGTGCAAGGAGAAGTATTCTTACTGTTTTTGTGGTGAGGATGCTGAGCAGGCTTACGCTGATACGGTAATGGATTTGCGTAAGGAGTAACAAGAAGAAGCCCCGGTCGGACACGATGTGTGTCTGCCGGGGCTTTCTCTGTTTCTACTGCTCTTCGTCTTCGTCTTCTTTCCTAGCATCTAGCACACCGACGATAGACCAAGCGATCATTACTACAATGAATGTTGCACACAGGACTATGACTATGCCCAAGGTGGTTCACCGCCTAGTTTGTCAGACAATTTGCGTAACGCTGTACGAATCTTGCGACGGATAGTTGATTCAGAAACCTGATAGGTTGCTGCCAGCACTTGCACATCTAAGCCACCGTTAGAGAATCTTACCCGCAACATATCCTGTTGCTCTTTAACTAATGAATCATATGCAAACTTGACATCACATAACATTGCTAGACGAGTGTTGCCTTCGCCCGGTTTCGACTGTGTGCGACCATCAGAATCGTCACTAAACGATTCAAGAGACCAGTCATCATAGTCAAACAGGTCAGGTAGTAGTTCGTGAAGCATCGTTTCACTATAAAAACAATGATCAGATATGCTAGTGCGCGTGACCCTAGCACGCTCCCTAACGGCATACTTCATGCCAGCCCGGTAGAGTGCCGTACCTAACTTCCCGCGCCCCTGCTTGCCTTCCTCGCGCCAGCGATCCACACGTGCGGTGTTCTTCACCATCCACATGTAGCATTCGCTACGGATATCATCGAAGTCTATTAGATTCTTTTGAAGATTGTGGATTTTGCGGGCAACGATAGTAGCGGCACGCATCTCATATTCAGTGAATGAATCTACCATGCGTACTGCACGCCCTCAACGACGAAACTCTTATTCACTACAGGGATAGGGCAAGGAGTAACCTTGCCTTTGAAATCGTACAAGATACCGAAACCCTGCTGCCAATTATGGGTCTTAGCATACGTTGCCTTCGTCATGTCCATCAGATTCCCTACCTCGAATCCCCACAGGGTGCGGGTAGGTTTACCGTTTACTGACGTAGTGTGAGGCACTAGGCCCATGCGATGTGTGTGTCCACATACGATGCTCGTACCGACCTTACGTACGAGGCCCGCTGCTGTCTGTCCTGCTACTTGACTTGTTCCAGCCTCATCACCATGCATGGCGTGCCAGCCGGGGAGAACAGGGTAAGCCTTGTCGTGGAATTCGATACCCATTTCAGGTAGTCGTAGAAAGTTTTGTAGTTCAATCTCTGGTAAACCTAACAGTCCCGGTATCCTGCGCATGATAGAATTGTAGAGACGGTCGGTGTGGTTGGATCGGATAACGTGCCCGACTTGTAGGTCTTTCAAGACTTGTACGGTACGGTCGCGGTCTTTACCGATGGATCGTTCCCATTCTAGGGCTGTGCCCGTGGACCAGCGTGAGATGGTTTGCATATCCATTTCGTCACCGATGGTGAGTACTATATCGGATGGCTGCTTCATGTCGCTGATGCACTGTGCTACCGCGTCTACTGCTTTACGGTCTTCGTACGGTACTTGTAGGTCTGAGATAACCCATACTCTACGCATAGTTACGTGTCCTTATAGTTTAGAGGAGCGTTGCCATAGGTTCGTTTGATGCTTGTATTGCTGCTACACCGTGTGAGAATAGAATTAGATAGCCGCCTTTGCCGTCTGCGAGGTACGCGAAACCATACTTGCCTAGCCTGCTTGATAGTTCCATGATGGAGATGTCGTTTAATGATATCTTATCCCCACCAACTAGGTAGACAATAACATATGGGTCTATCATTGTCATGTCGTCGGGTAGGTCTTCAGTGGTCACGACTTGGGCCACTGCTTCCTGAGAACAAGAATGGCAATCGCAGAATAGTTAAGCATATCCATGAACGTATCTTCAAGAGACTCATAGTTCGCACTAGTATCCTTGCTAATCAAATGAATGGCACGAGCCTGCTTATCGTGCAAGCGTACGAGTAGCCCTACGAGAGGGCCAAGAGGAGACTTGTTAATGTTGTCAGGGCCATAGTCCTGATGCTTCTTCAAAAGTAGTTCCTCAGCCTCATCAAGAATACAGGCTAGGTCAAGCGTGAGACTTGAATGGTTTTCATCAACCATTTCTTTAGTCACCATGAAATCGCTTTTCTTATACTGCTTGTATGCTGCTTTCATGTTCTCGTAGGTGGTATCTGCACCGTAATAGTACCCTGCTGTGGGTCGATACTTACTACCTTTAGCCCCATAGACCTTATCATTCTTAGAAGGTTCTCCCAGTCCTGCGGTTCCACTCACAACTCCACACTCCTTAACACGGCATCCTTGCCACCGGATAGGTACACGTCATTCACATCCATGCCAGTAGGCATGGACACAGAGATTGCTGTATCAACTTCTTTACACACTGCTCTACCAAACTGTCTACCGGCTTCGTCACCGTCACACAGTACCACAACTTTGCGGTAATCTTGCATAAGTAGTTTGAAATGTGGCTGCCAGTTGTTCGCACCGGGAACACCCACAGTAGGTAGGCCGCAGATGGATGAGGCAATAATGGTATCCATCTCCCCTTCAGTAACGTACAGGATACTGGACTCTAGGTTCAGGTCTTTAACATTAAACAGTTTAGTTTTTGCTCCGGGACGGGACAGATACTTGGGTCCGTCACCCATAAGGGCACGATAACGGATATCTACTACCCCAGATGGGGTAACATATGGAATGGCAAGCCTGTCACCGTAGTCTGAGTCTCCGGGATGGTCCCCTTTAACGTAGCCTAGTCGGAACGTACGTGCCGCTTCCTCCGTTATCCCTCTCCCTGCTAGGTACGAAGCCACCTCGCTTAGGTTCTGCTCGTACCGGGCGGCTGTCTCCTCCAACAATGTCCTTGCAGCGTCTGTAAGCCTCATTCCACTCCCCTCCATCCACATGTTTGACAAGTCCAACTGCGTCGCCTTTCATGCCACATGACATGCACATCATCCCACCCGTCGTGTTGTTTACCCGACAGGATGGTTTCTTGTCCGTGTGTAGACCACATTTTATGGTCTGCCACCCCGACTTCGGTGCTGGTAATGACCACCCGTAGTGGGTCAAAATCTTCCATAGGTCACCTGCCTCGTAGACATAGGATGAGTTCGACAAGTTCACTCACCTCCATAACTGCATATGATTTGTCTATGCCACTGTTTCTTCGTTTAACTATTGCTACACCTATAGCATGTTCAGGATAGTTTACGTCATGTACCCTGTGTGCTTGATAGTTTAACGCTTCAACTTTGGCTTCTTGTACGTAGGATGACAGCGTAATCGCTGCCTCATTCTTGCATTCTACTACGAGGGCAGTATCTGATGTGATACGTAGTACGAGGTCACCTTCATCTTCCCGGCCCTTCTTGGTGAGCCTTTCGGTGGGGAAGATTTTCGCTAGGTATTCGTGCATGTCTATCTCGAATTCTGCACCTCTACGCTTGTTTGCTTTGTTACGCTTGGACAGGTCGGTCATCGTAAGTTACCTTGTCCCTCTCGTCCTGACGCACTTTGGCTATCACCCTGCATAGGGTGCATTCTTCAGCGAACTGTAACGGAACATTGATACATAGTGGGTCGTGGCTCATCGTGTCTCCATGTCGCCCAAGTGCATGCGTGCAGGCTCATACACTAACCAAGTAACGTTAGTGCCAGACGGGTCGGCAGGCCCGTAACGATTCTTTACAGGGGCAACACACATGAAACCCTCAGTCGTATTCGCTACAGTGAGGATGAGCGCAGGAGTCTGAGCAACCTTACCTTGAATCGCACTACGAGGAGGAGCAGGGTTACCGCTCACCGCTTCAGACGTATGATGCAGTACAAGGAATGCTGCGCCAGTCTCCCGCGCCCACCATTTAAACTCACGAAGCAGGCTACGCATAGAAGCCCACTCATCGCCATCAGTATGTGTACAGTCAAGCAGGTTGTCCACTACCACGAGTTCAGGGTATTGCCCATTCAACTCGTAGAATGCTTCAATCTCTAACTCAATATCAGCGAGGGATGGTGCTGACTCGAAACACCACTTGATGTGTGATGCTCTAGAGATAACGTCTGATGCCCACGCAGAGTCGGACATCATCGGTTCAATGACTTGCTGTTCTGTGTCTGTAATCATGGACGCTAAGCGTAGGCTCATCGTGAATTCGTGTGTGTCGGCAGAGAAGTACAGTGTCGGCCTGTTTGCTAACCATGCCCAGTGAAGAGCAAGTGTAGATTTTCCTGCTCCGGGAGGTCCGGCAATCATGGATACTTCACCACGGCGAGGGTGTATCTGTCGTGCTGCTAACGAATTGTATACTGGCGGCAGTGTAGCCGCTGATCTGTTATTTGTGAGGATTGTTCTATGTAGGCTCCGCATTATGGGTCACCGTTTCTTCTAACATTCTAGTGTGGTGCATTGCTGTGCAGTCTGATTGCCGAAGATCAAACTGCACAGCATCCACGCATTAGTCCTTAGACTAAACGGCTACTGTTTTCTTGCACTGTGATTCCTGTGAAGGATTAGCACAGCAGTAGAAAGCCTTGAACGGCTTCCCGGTACGCTTCGACACCCCTGCGGGAACCAACTTCATCGGCTGACCATGATCACACAATGGTGCAGCCTGTTGTGGTGCAGCCCACGGGTTAGCGGGGGCAGTCGGCGTTACAGGTGCTGGTGGTTCCGATGGTGTCCACTGATTAACTGGTTCCTCAATGACAGTGCCACCGAGGGTGGTGACAGCAAACTCTGTATTCAAGTTCTGAATCAGACTGACAGCCATAGCAAACGTTGGGTCAGTGACTGCTGCATCGGCTAACGCAACAAACTCTGCTGGTGTGCTTGCACGAAACGTAAGCAAGTCACCGTTAATCTTCGTGGTAAAACTGATAGGTGCTTCTTGATGAGTCATATCTACTCCTGATTATTTTTGAAATGGAAGAGCGTAAGGGGCACTACCACCAACAGCATAGCATGAAGGTGCAACCATACACGACTGGCACATTGATGAGACGTTAGGAATAAACCTTTCATCACGGACAGAATCGGCAAACGAACCAAGCCAGTAGGCAAGCATCTCTGGCGTGTAATGAATGAGCGAACGGTTAGCAGAAGGCTCTCCCTTGCGGGACATGTAGTAGCAGCCCAACATGGGTGATACTCCACCACGCTGGCCCATAGCCATAGCGTATGTGCCTAACTGTGTTGTTGATGCAGGTTCACGTGACCCAGTTTTTAGATCGCACACGATTAATTCACCTTCAGGATTAACAAACACCCTGTCAATGAATCCTTTGACGGCAACCTCATCTTTGCCTTCGCGGGCTAAGGATATAGTGAATTCCCATTCAACGAACGGGACACCATTGTCTGTATAGATTTCCCAACCAGACGTGTCACGCCATTTCACATAGTCTTCGACCATCTTGGGTCCATGATCGTTCCACCATGCAGCGTTCTCCTTATCGGGGTACGCTTTAGTTGCTCGCCCACCTGCACGAATATCTTTAGTAGTATCCAATTTTTCTGTAGCCTTGTCCCATGCACCCTTCCAGATTTCTGGAATAGTGTGTGCATCTCCAAGGTCGTACCATTCTGCTGCGGTGTGGAACGCTGTCCCACCGTAGAACCACCATGCGTCGCTTTCTTCCACTCGTAGAACACGGGTGAGTCGGAACTTTTCTCCGCACTGCTGGTATGTGTCGAAACTGCTGTAGGATACGTGGTTCCTACCTGTTAATTCTTTAAGTGTTGGCTTGTCCATGTCGGTAACATAGCATGGTAGGGTGACATTGCAAGCATCGGTAGTTTTATGGGCGTGTCGTCGGCGTGTCGCCTTGACAGGGAGCCATTTGGTTGCTAGACTGTCAGGGTGTTGGTATGGTGGGGTTTAATGTTTTTTAAATACATAAATAATATATAGACCCGTGAGGGTCACAGACATACACACACCACAATGCCCTTTAAAGGCCCATAGAGGGGCCGTACAACGACAAAAAGACCCCCACTGAGGGTCCAGTAGGGGTCAATCTGTCAGAGCCTTACAGAGGCTCTATAAGTTACTCAACAGTAACTATGTTTATTAAATTATACAGACTTAGTTCCCTTATCCCAACAGTCCCTAGCCTCTTTACGCCACAAAACCAAATCACGCAAAGTATCCACCTTCCGACCACGAGTCGAAAGATAGTATGACAAACCAAGTTCCTTACCACCATCAGTCCACGAAGCATGACGCACCAGACGCTGCCACGCATACCGCTTAGGCCACGCATCGCCAGCCACCTCACGGATAGCACACACAGTCTTAGCCGTAGCATCAACCATCGCAGGCGTGTACTCATCCAACTTCTTACCCCACACGGCATGCTCAATGCCCCAAATGAAATAAGAAGCCTGATCCTTAGGCACATCAGCCTTAGGCCAAGGGCCACCAGCACCACTATGCCACACAGACAACACCGAATTGATAATGACCTTGCCATCGGCAGTAGTCACACTATTGCAATACGGCATAGACTCACCCGCTGCATTAGTCCAATCAATAGCACCCTGATCCACACCCACCAGATCATGCACCATCACACCACGCACACCACCAGACCATGAGCGGCCACGCTTATCCCAACCCGGCTTAAACACCACATTGTTCTTACCAAGCCACTTAATCAGTGACTTCTTTACCTCAGCGGGAGTAGGTTGCTTCACGATTCACCATCCGGTCCAGCATTAGACGGGTCAACAAACCCGTACGTTTTACCGTACCTTTTATCGGCAGGATTCAAAGCGTTAAGAGCCGGAACAATCGCAGAAGCCAACGCCGCAATCGTCCACGTCTGCCAAGCCCCGAAGTCTATCAACCCCAACTTCACCCAATCCGCAACCGCAAGCGTAATCACCACCACAGCAAAACTCTTCACTGCTGACGCAATCGGAGACCTTGCATACCATAGTTGCACCTTCTCAATAACAGACATGGTGTCCTATCCTTCTACTTGTTATCCAAATGCCACTCAATGTGGCCATCAATCTTATGCTCAACATTATCCAGTTTGCGCTCAATACGATCCAGTGCATCACGGGTAGAACTACCACCGTTAGGACGAAACTCTTTAGACATACCTACCTGTGAACGAATAAGCCAAAGCAACGCACCCATGCACGCTCCAACAATCGAAATGATAGTGAGCAATTCACCCGGAGAATCCAACCATTCCGGCATTACAACTCCCGACATTCAACAACGGCAACGCCACCAAAACCTGAAGCATTATGTGGAGGAGAAGTCTGCACAAACTGCACATCCTCAACAAGCACAGTATAAGATTCATTACTTACAAGGTCTTGCAAAAGAACAGGGACACCATCAAGAAGAGCAGCACGAAGAGCCTGATACCTTTGAATAGCACTACCGATAGCACCAGACTTATTGCCAAAACGGTCCTGCTCATTATCGAAACACAACACAGGCAAACGCCACTGCTGTTTACGAGTCACAGCAGGCAAAGCCTTAGTCTGCCAGCCACGCAAAGACGGACCCTTAGTAGCATCAGTACTAGACCTAGCAAAATCGAAACGCAAAGTAACATACTCTGTTGGACTAGTATCGCTGAATCCAAACTCTGCCGTATTAGCAGAAGAAGACAACACATACAAAGAAGTACTTGCACCATCATAGTCAGTAGAATATATGGAAATAGAACCATTAACAGTGTTACCTTTAACAGACATTAACTGAAAAGTTTTAGGTTCAAGAGTGCTGTAACGCACATTAGAAGAAACAATTTGACCAGCAGAGACAAGCCTAGTAGCACTAGACTGATACAAGCCACTACTATTGATACCAATAACTACACGGTCAGTAGTACCAAACATGTAAACAGCATCCACGTCACCAGTTACACCAGTATCAACATCGTTAGCCCAAGCATAACGACCAGCAGGATCAGGCTCAGAAAGATCAATACGGATACAACCAGCAGTACCCTTACCCACATCTGAAGCACCAACATAAATGAAACGATCATATGCAGCAGTATCGCCATACACTGTGCTATTAGAATAAGTCAAAGGCCCATAGTTCACTGTTCCATCAGCGGCAACAGTACCAACACGCACACCAGCACTAGTAACAATAGTAAGATACGTTCCAAGATATACACGAATACCCTTGATCACTTCACCATTAGGCATTTCAGCAACAGTCACTGGCGCAGCAAGCGCATCAACACTACCGTCAGCCTTAAGAGTAAAACTAAAGATAGCAGACCTAGAGCCACGGTAACCTGAAGCAAGAATTGCACCCGGAGCAGAAGTCACACCAGTCCAAGTCCAACTACCCTCACCCTGCCAGATACGGTAGGAAGTAGTAAGACTATAAGGAGCAGAACCCGCAGTACCATTCAAAGGAAGTTCATACAAGTCGGAACCAAATGCCGCAATAATACGTTCCTTCACCCACCAGCCAGTAGCAGCGCCAAGACTATGAGACCACTGCGCAGTAGCAGTAGAACCACTAGCGAGAGAAATATCAATACCACTAGTATGAAAACCTAAAACAGCATTACCAGTACTAGCAAGAGAAGTAGGAGTATTAGTCCAACCAGTAACGGAAGATACGGTAGTCCCATCCCAACGTTTGACACCAGTACCAGTCAAACCATAAATATATGACGTACTACCATTATCTGCATTAACAATATCCATAGTTCCAGTAGTAGTAAAACCAGAAACAAGGCTCATCTCAGGGAGCAAAGTAACTTGCCCAGCAGTCCACACATCCACACCATACGACGTATTGAAACGTCGCATAACACGCTGATCAGTAGCAATATCGTAAGCGTTATGTGTAGTCTCAAAAAATGTTTGACCAGCACCACAACTAAAATCACGTTGCGAACGAAGCCACCAGCCAGTAAGAGACTGCTCACCCGGATCAGGGCGAGAATCAAACTGATCCTTCTTTACTTGAACAAAAGAACGAATCATTTGATACTGGTCAGAAGCAACAGACAGGAAAGGTTTACCGGCTACAGCCCACTCATATTTGAAACCGCTGTTAGACCAGATATCTATAGTGGCTGAACCGTAACCGATCCCGAATACTGGATCTTCACTAATGTCATAAGTTGCCATTTTTACTGGACTTCAATCATGCCAGTGAGAGCAACAAAGTCAGCGGAAGTCATTGTTCCCGGTGCGGAACCAGTCAAGAAACCGTTGTTGTAACGTACGCGACTTATCGTGGTTCCTGATGCGCTAATAAGTCCGATTGCTGCGTACACGTTACCGGCACTGTTAAACGAAGCAGAAACTGTTTGTTGTGCTGAAGCAACAGCAGTAAAACCTGTAGGAAGTGCGAATGAGTACCCGCCAGTGCCAAAAGTTGTAGTGCTACCGGGTTGAAGTTGGATTCTGAAAAACAAAATCTTTCCTATAGCCAAGTATCCACCAGTGAGAGTTCCGTTACCCAAAGATGGAGCCGTACCTGAAGTAGTCCAAGTTGGCGTGTAAGAAGTCCACGAAGGTAAACCAGTCAAGGCAGTGATATCGCTATTCGAACCAGACGCAGCCGCACTAAGGCTAGTCCTAGCAGCGGAAGCAGTGGAAGCATTAGTTCCACCATTAGCAACAGGCAAGATACTGGAGCCAACAGTTGCGGCAGCGGAAAGATCAAGTGAACCCCAAGTCGGTGCAGAAGAAGTGTTCCCTTTCAGGACTTGTCCTGTAGTTCCAGCAGCAGTAATAGACACTGCACTAGTACCATTACCAACTACTACACCATTAGCAGTAAGAGTAGCAGCACCAGTACCACCGTTAGCAACAGAAACCTGACCAGTAAGATCACTAGTAGGAACAGTTGCACTTCCACTCATAGCAGAAGTACCATTGCCCTTCACGTAACCACTTAAAGAAATAGCACCAGTGCCACCCTGACCAACACTAAGCGCACTAGTCAAACCACTAAGTGAAGTGATATCAGAGTTGCTGCCAGAAGCAGCAGCACCAATACCAGAACGTGCAGTAGCGGCAGTAGTACCAGCAGTACCACCATTAGCAACAGGAAGTGAACCAGTCACGGCAGTAGTCAAAGGGATAGCAGTCAACGTATTAGTAGCACCACTGATGCTCTTATTCGTCAAAGTATCGGTAGTGTTAGTGCCAACAAGAGTGGTAGTAGCATTAGGTATAGTAACTGTACGGTCAGCAGTAGGATCAGTAACAGTCAATGTAGTCTCGAAAGCGTCAGCAGTAGCGCCCTCAAAAATAATCGTTGCAGCAGTATCAAGAACTAGAGAAGAAGAAACAACAGGAGAAGTCAATGTCTTATTAGTCAACGTCTGAGTATCAGTAGTACCCACAACAGAACCAGTAACACTATGCACACCAGTAGAAGCATTAACGTGAGCGTTAGCCTCATCAAAATCACGAGCAGACACGCCATGCTTAACCACAGCACCAGCAGAATGATCAATAGTTAAACTGCCATCTTCATGGCGAGTAATAGTGAAATCAATAGTAGAAACACCATACGTAGCCGCAGTAACAGTACACACTTCTTCTTTACCAGCCACATTATCGTCAATGATGATAGTGAAAGGAACAGAAGGCCAACCTGTAGTAAGAGCAACAGTGCAACTAGTATTAGTGCTATTTAACGGTGAGGACAGTGTGCTAGAAACAGCATTAGAAGAATAATAACGGCGAGCCACGAGTTACCTCCGGTAATGAACAGGTGTCGGGTACTGATCGCGGAAACGGTCAGTCTCTTCAGAAAGCCGTTGCTGATACAGTGCATAAATAGTGCGGGCAACAGTAGAACCAGAACCCGGCTGACGTTTCTCATCAAAGAAACCAGCAGCCACAGAATTCTGATCAAGAAGCGAAGCATCAACAGCAGCCAAAAGTTTTGCTACCGCTCCAAGAACAACAACATCACGACAAGAAGAAGGAAGACCAGCAGTAGACTCAAGAGTGTCAGCGCCATCAGACAAAGTAGTAGGCAAAGCAAAATAGTTTACTTGAACTGTACGCCCCGGCGTGATTGAATCAAAAATGTCAATCGTCTTACCAGTAGTCCACGTAGTATTATTGACAACCTGATTAAACTTCCAACGCTTAACCCGATCCCACAAACGAGAAGGACCAACAACCTGCCATGTCACATCAGAAATAGCATTAGTCAAAGCAGGCAAAGCATACGTAGTACGAGGAGCAACAAAAGAAAAACTAGTAGAAGAAGGAACTTGAATCTCTTTACCAATAGCATGAATAGTATTATTGATCTGAACTTTCACTTGGCTACGCGGGAACAGTGGAGTAAACGTGACCTTAGCGTTAACGGCATGAGTAGCAGCAGTAGTGCCATCCACGCCACGCCCCCAAGGGGCAAGAGACACAGTAGAACCACTAATCGAATCAATAAACACTAACTCGTCATCAATCTCCACACGGCCCATACCAATCCTCGCACCGTTATTAACAGTCAAAGTAGTATCAGAGCTTGTGGCAGAAGAAGTCAACCAAGTAGTTTGCTCCTGATTACGTACGTAACCATGCAGCATAGTTAGTGCATCGTTAATAAGGTCATTAAACGTAGTCACAGAAACTCCTAAACCGTTTCAATCAGATAGCCGTAACCGGCAGCAACAAGATC